GGCGACTATGACGGCGGCCCGGTGCAGGGGTGCTTCAAGCCCCGGCAGGTGAAGGCGGTCGGCACGCTGAAGCTTGCCTACTCGACGAGCTGGTCGACCGCGCTTGGCGACTTCAACCTGCTCGGCGACTGGTATTTCTACGAGGGGCCGACGAGCGCGAGCGCGAAGAAGCTGGAGGGCGGCTTCCTCGCGCGCGCCTCGGCGGCGGCGATCGCCTATGCCAAGGCGGGCGTCCCGCTCGGCACCTTCACCGACGCGGCGGGTGTGAAGTGGACCGCCTCGCGGCAGGGCAGCTACGTCATGTTCGTGCCGCCCGCGCCGATCGCGACGGGCACGCTCGACTTCGGTGGCGCGGTCGCCTTCCTCCGCGCGAAGGGCCAGCTCACCGGCGAGGAATGGGTGACGGGGCTCGCCTTCGGCGTCGAGCCGGTGTTCGGCGCGGGCTTCCTGTTCGTCAACCAGCTCGCGGTCGACGGGCTGTGATCGTCGTCAAGCAACCGGCGGAGACCCGCGACGAGACGGTGGCGTTCCCCGTGCCGATCGCGGCGATCGCCGGCGTCGTCGTCACGGCGCGTGGGCTCGTCACGGGCGCGGCGCCGTTCGGCGCGTCGACGAGCATCGCCGGCGGCGCAGTGTCGGCGCGGATCTTCGGCGGCGCGGACGGCGAGCGCTACCTCGTCACCGTGCGCGCCACCGACGCGGCCGGCGAGACGCTGGAGGCCGAGCTGGAGGTCGCCGTCGTCGATGCGACCTGGACGATGCCGGACGGCGGCGTCGCCTATCTGACGATCGCCGAATTCGTCGATCTGTTCGGGCTCGACGAGGTGGTGACGATGACCGATCGCACCGGCACCGGCCGGATCGATCGCGGCTATCTCGTCGCCGCGCTGCGTGCCGCGCAGTCGATCGCGGACGTCAATCTCGCCGCGCAGTATGCCGTGCCGATCGCGACGGTGCCCGACGTCATCAAGACGGCGATCGCCGACATCGCGCGCGCCCGGCTCTACCCGCGCGGCGCGCCCGACGGCGTCGCCCAGGCGGCCAAGGACGCGAACGACACGCTGAAGCGGATCGCCTCGCGCGCGCTGCCGCTGCCGCTGCCCAGCGGCCAGGCCGCCGCCTCGGCCGACAGTACCGCGCCGATCCTCTTCACGCCCGGCACGCGGGCCTATCCGGACGATCTCAATGGCTACTGACCTGCATTGGCAGTTCTGGTGGGGCGATTTCGACGATGTTCGTCTTGATGGCACCTATTCGATGGAATTCGCGACGCTCCAGCAGGCGATCGACGATGCCGTCGACACTCTCGTCGAAGGCGATCGGTTTTTCACTATCGAAGCCGTTTCCGGTGACATCGACACCGATGATCCGGACGAGCGCATAATCTTCACCCATTCGCGCGGCCGTCAGTGCTGGCTCGTCACCGACGACGGAGCAATCGAAGCCGGAGAGGACTGATGTCCGACGTCATCGACGTCCAGCTCTCCGGCGACATCACCGCCGGGCTCTTGCGCCTCGTCGAGCTGGGGCTCGATGCGACGCCGGCGATGGCGGAGATCGCGGGGCTGCTGGAGACCGAGACGCAGTTCCGCTTCCAGAGCGAGACGGCGCCCGACGGCACCAAGTGGAAGCCCTCGCTTCGCGTCACCGGCTACACCTTCGGCGGAGAGAAGGTGCCGGGCGACGGCGGCCAGACGCTGACGCTGCACGGCTATCTCCGCCGCTCGATCCGCTCGAACTTCGGCGCCGACTTCGCCGAGGCCGGCCCCGAGGCGTCCGGCCCCGCCGCGATCTACGCGCGGATCCACAACGAAGGCGGGCGGATCACGCCGCGTGAAAGCGTGTTGCAAACCGCGTTGCGCACCCCGTTCGGCTACAAGGCGGCGGTCGTCATCCCGAAGCGCGAATATCTCGGCTGGAACGCCAACATGGACGCCGAGGCGCTCGATATCGTCCGTCGCCATGCCGCCACCGCGCTGGAGGGCGAAGCATGAGACAGCAGCCGATCATCGACGCGCTCGACAAGCTCGGCTTCGTCCAGCGCGGCGGCGTGCTCGAATATGCGGCGCTCCAGTCCGTACCGGGCAACCTGCCCGCCGCCTTCGTCGTGCCGCAGGTGGAGAGCGCCGGCCCCAACCGGCTGGGCACCGGCGCCACCGATCAGCGCGTGCTGTGGAGCTTCGCCGTCGTCGTGATCCTCGCCGCCGGCGCGCGCCGCCCCGAGGCGGTGAGCGAGCAGCTCGAAGATCTGACGGCCAAGGTGAAGGCGACGCTCGCGGGCTGGAAACACCCCGATGCGTCCGGCCCGACCGAGTTCACCGACGGGCAGTTGGTGGGTGCGGGCGCAGGGGCAGTGAGCTGGGCGGTCCGCTTTAGATGCCCCTATCATCTTCGGAAGGTCAACTGATGGGCAAGGCCCCCACCACCGCCGCCACCACCCAGGACGATCCGACCGCGCCGCGCCCGGTCGACGGCAACGGCTTCGAGCTGGACCGCTGGGGCCTGCCGCTCGTCGGCCCCGCGCGCGTCGCGGCGCTCGTCGAGCGGACCGATCCCGAGATCGATCCCACGGGATGGAAGGATCTGGACGCCGACGCCGCGATCGCCGCGCGCGACGCCGCCGCCGAGAAGGTCGCCGATCCCACCCCCGACACCCCGCCCGCGCCCGGCGCGCCGGCCACCCCGGAGGCCTGATCCATGGTCGACGCGTTCAAGGCGGTCTACGCGAAGAAGGAAGCGACATACGGCGTCGATGCGGTTCCCACCGCCGGCACCGACGCGATCCTGACGCGCAACTTCTCGACGACGCCGCTCCAGGTCGACCAGATCGATCGCAACCTCGATCGGCCGAGCCGGGGCGCGCTGCCCTCCACCCCGTCCAATCCGCGCCAGGTCGTCGACTTCGAGGTGGAGCTGGCGGGTGCAGGCGCCGCCGGCACCGCGCCGCCGTGGATGGATCTGCTCCAGGGCTGCGGCATGGACGCGCCGGTGGTGACCGCGAACACCAGCGCGGTGCAGCGGTTCGCCGCCGTGGGCACGGCGCTTTCGTCGCTGTCGCTGTACCATTTCCAGGGCAACCAGCGGCGCAAGGGCATCGGTGCGCGGGGCGACATTTCCGCGATCGATTTCACCGCCGGCGCCTACCCGTTCCTGGGCTTCAACTTCACCGCGCTGGTGCCGACGGCCAACCCGTTCGACACCGCCGTGCCGCCCGCGCCCGACTTCTCGGATTTCGGCGGCCCGCTGGAGGTCAACACCCAGAACACGTTGATTACGCTGGGCGGCTATGCGGCGGCGCTGCGCTACCTCCGCCTCCAGGCCAACGCCAACGTGTCGGCGCGAAACCTCGTCGGCCGCAACTACGTCAACCGGGGCAACCACGCGCTGAAGGGCAAGATGCTCGTCGAGGCGGTGGATGTCGGCACCCAGAATTATTACGCCGCGCTGAAGGCCGGCACGCTGGCGCCGCTCGCCGTCACGCACGGCACCGTGGCGGGCAACATCGTCCAGCTTTCCGCCGGCTATCTCCAGATCCTGGCTGTGGCCGACAACGTCGAGGACGACGTGCTGATGTACGAGCTGGATATCCAGCTCAACGTCAACGCCGGCCAGGACGATCTCATCATCACCGCGCGCTGATCCGCGCATTCCAGGAGGAGTACGGCCTATGTTCAAGTTCGTGCCTGGCGCGGTGCGCCACGCCTGGTGGCCGGTGAAGTGGCAGGCCGCCGCCGAGGACGGTACCGTCGTCAACAACCAGATCACGATGCGCTTCGTGCTCCACGACGACGTCGACTACCAGACGCTCACCACCGACACCGCCGCCTCGTTCGATGCGAAGTGGCAGGATCTGACGGGCGACGCGCGCGAGCAGGCACAGCGAGGCGCACGGGCGGAGTATGTCCAGCTCTTCGCGACCGGCTGGCGCGACATTGCCGACGCGCACGACGCGCCGCTGCCGTGGGAGCCGGCGATACTCGCCCCCTTCCTCCAGCTTCCCGGCGTGATGACGGCGGTGCTGGAAGCGCACGCCGCCGCGCGCCGGGGCGCGCGCCCAAACGGCTGAAGGCGGTGGCGCGGCGCTGGGCGGGCGGCCGGGGCGGCTCGGCCCGACCCGACGACGCCACCGACGACGCTACCGCCGCCTTCCTCCGCCGCCGCGCCGAACTGATCGGGCAGGACGATGCCGCCGTGATCGAGATCGGCGCGGGCGAGGTTGATGCGGTGCACCTGTTCTTCGCGCTCGATACCCAATGGCTGCGCGCCGGCATGTCCGGCGTCCGCGTCGGGCTCGACTACGCCAAGATCGAGCCCACCGCGCGCCTGATCGGGCTCGAGCCCGCGCCGCCGCTGTTCGCCGATCTGCGGATCATGGAGCACGCCGCGCTCGCCGAGTTCGCGAAGGCATGACCGAACTCGTCCAGTCCGTCCGGCTGAAGTTCGACGGCTCCTCGGTCGTCGGCCAGGCGCCCGCCGCCGCGAAGGCGATCG